TCGAAATCGAAGCAGAAGGCCCGCAGCTTAAGGTTACTTGGTTTGAAATCTATGTTATGGAAATCATCCAGGAACTTTATCTTCGTCAGTTTGAATTTGATTTTGATAAGGCAAAGCAAAATCTTAAGGATGCAGTCGATAAGTTTAATGCGGCTATCGATTCCGGTTTGAAGTTTACTTTTGCAGACTTTGGTGCACGTCGCAGACATTCTTTCGCCTGGCAGGACTATGCTGTTGGTTATATGGCTAAGAACTGTAAGTGCTTTGTCGGAACGTCTAACCTTTATTTCGCTATTAAATATGGCGTAAAGGCAATTGGAACGTTTGCACATGAAATGTATGCATTGTTCCAGGGTCTTGACGATGTTCCTATTCGTCAGTCTCAGAAGGCTGTATTCGACGCATGGACACAGGAATATCGTGGTGATCTCGGTATTGCGCTCTCTGATAACTTTGGATTTATCCCGTTCCTTCGTGACTTTGATAAATTCTATGCAAAGTTGTTTGATGGATGTCGTCATGATAGTGGTGACCCGATTATTTGGGGTGAAATGCTGATTGCTCATTATAAGGCACTCGGTATTGATCCGACTACTAAGACAGGTTGTTGGTCTGATTCTCTTGATGTTGATAAGGCTATTAAGATTGCACAGCATTTCAATGGTCGTATCAAGATTAGCTTTGGTATCGGTACTTATTTCATGGCAAATCTCGTAACCCAGACTGCTGGTATCAAACCGCTTTCCATGGTTATGAAGGTTATTGAAGTAAATAAACATCCTGTTACAAAATTATCTGATTCTAATGGAAAAGTAATGTGTGAAGATCAATTATATGTTGATTATGTTAAGCAGGTATTTAATTATATTCCATTAGATCAATGGAAAGGTGGTTTAACAGTTATTTAAAATAACAACATATTACTTTTAATCTTTATAAATAATATTGGACTAGGGTAGCTCCCGAAAAGCATAGCACTCTACTATGCGGTCCTTTTTATTTTAGAGACTTATGCAGAGGTAAGTAATATGAAAAAAGGTTATATTTACAAAATAACCAATTTAATCGATAATAAAATATATATTGGTAAATCAACTAGATGTAGTAAATGGTACCTTGAACATTATTATGGTTCTGGTATAGTTATAAAACAAGCAATACAAAAATATGGTAGACAAAATTTCAAAAAAGAAATTTTGGAATTTATTAATTTTGAAGATGAAACCGAACTTGATTTAAAAGAATGTTATTATATTGGTTTATATCATTCTACCGATTATAATATTGGTTATAACCGTTCTATTGGTGGTGAAGGCGCAGCAGGTAAAGTTTTATCAGAAGAAACTAAATTACGTATTTCGCAAAGTAATAAAAATAAACCAAAAAACGTACAGCATATTTTAAATATGCGAATCTCCCAATTTTCACGAAATTATACTGTTTTTGAAGAAGACGGAACTGAATATTATTACTATGGTTTAATAGATGATTTATGTAAAAATTATGGAATAACTAATAAAGACGAATTACGTTTTTATTCAAAACGAGATATATTTTATAAATCAATTAAAATAAAAGAATTTTTTGATAAAACTTTATATTTACAAACATTATCAAAAACTGCTAAAATATATCTAGATCCGTTTAAACATGATTATATTTCATATTGGACATTTAATCAACGGAAAAATAGATATGAAAAAGAATTATATAAAAATATTAATATATATGATTGCTTAGATAAATCCAAAATAACAAAAGATGTTGAAAAAGCACCATGTAAATGGTGGAACAATGGAATTAGTGAAACATTTGCTGAAACTCCGCCAAATGATAGTTATAAACAAGGTAGAGTTAATAAAAAATCTATAGAATATATAGAATATCAAAAACGTAAATTAAAAAATAATAGAATAAAAGGAAAATCACATTGGTATAATAATGGTGAGATTGAAATAATTACAGATACTTGTCCAGATGGTTTTGTTCCAGGTGCTTTACATAAGAATACACCAGCAAAAGGAAAACATCATTATACCAATGGTACTAAAAATATATTAGCAGATTCTTGTCCTGATGGTTATTGGCCCGGAACTACATATAAAAATAAAAATTAATTTATTATTAAAAGACCCATTTACAAAAATGGGTCTTTTTCCTATATTATACAAAAGGAGTTGTATATGCTTTGGACCATTTTTCTCATATTCATTTCGTGCATTCCATTCAATTATTTTGTTGCATATATCGTTGACCGTAATAATATGATGTTATATTGTTACGACAAAGGCGAATATATGTTCAATAAAAACGATGGCGTTGAAAGCTTTATTACCTGTGTTATGTTAGCACCGCTTTTGGCTGTAATATGTATAATTACACTTTTAATATGGCCAGTCATGCGAAGCGATGTAATCAGCGAATTTAAAGCGGATAGTGTACGTCCGTTAATCAATGACTTTAACAAGCTGCTGAACAATGAAAAATAAGAAAATAGGCGATTTAATTGACAGTTATAACGACATCAAGAAGTATAAGGATGTTCGTTCTGAACTCTGGCGTCTCGGCTATAAAGAAATCGGTATGGGTTCTTCTCGTACTGTATTCAGAATATCCAACAAAAAAGTAATTAAGCTCGCCCGTTTTAAGGTTGGCATAATGCAGAATAATAATGAATATGATTGGTATAAGTTTGCAGATACCAAGGATTCATTAGTCAAAACCTATGAATGCATCAATAACGGTCTTGTACTTATTTCGGAATATGTGAAAGAATTTACATATGACAAGTTTGCAGAAATCTATCAGATTCATTTTGCCGATTTTTCATGTCATGTCGGCGGTTCAAAGGCGTATATAAACCGTTTAAATGTTTCCGATAAGACAAAACAGCTTCTTCGGAATACAACCGAATTCATGCATAAGTTTAATATTCCAAGAACTGAAATTTGTCGCGGTTCTGCGTGGGGTTTTACTGGTAACAATGCAAAGCTTCTTGATTATGGAGCTGATTACAGTATGCTGCAAGATTATTACTCAGGTAATATTCCAATCAAGACCAAATAAAACATTGACAAACATGTGAACATTTACTATATTTACGACGTAATGGAGAAGTTTCCTAATAGATATAACACTGAAGGTATTAAGGACTTGAACAAAGTTTGGAGTCAGTTAATATCTAAGACAGACACCGCAGACAAAAAACAGCTTTTGCGTGTCGCTCGTGAAATTCTCAAGAAACTTCGAAAACCTATTACTGAGGAAAATTTAAATATCGTCGTCAATAACTTGCAAAAGCAAATTAAAGAATGAAATAAAAAGGTTTGATATGTTTTATTGTATTAGTATTGGCTTTTTGGTTCTTACATTGGTAATCGTTCGTATAGTTGCAAAGCGTGGCGAACAGGATTTGTTAGCACAAATGGTTGTTGATATTAAACTTCCAGAAGTACTCGGTGATTTCAATAAGTTACTGAAACCTCCTGAGCCACCAAAACCGAAGCCACCCGAACCTGAACCGTCATGGTTTGAAACTCATATAAGCAAGAAACTTAGAGAAGTACGACGATTCACCAAGAAACTTTTTAAGGACTATAAGTTCACAGTATTAGAAATTAGCATTATAAAAGAGGAAGAAGACTGATGCGAGAATTCTTTGAAGAATTATATGATGACTTAATGCATGAGACTTGGGCCGAAGATACGCCAAGTACATGGTTTTTAGTCAATACCATTTTAGCGTCTGTCGGTAATGTCGTATTTATTGCATTAGCTATTATCGGGCTTGTTGGTGATCTTCGTGGAGCAGATACTCTCAACGATAATCCTTGGGTATATCAATATACTCTTTACTATATTGGTTTTCTTATTGTGATTGTTATTTGCGCATTAAAATGTACATGCAGTCATCCTTATGGATGGGGATGTCATGGTGATTTTGATGAACAACGAAAGTTCTATCCGTTCTACATGATGGGATATGTTTTCTTGTCTCCTGTCGGACTCGTAATTACAGTTCTGACATTAGTCGTTTTATTCTTTACTTCCATTCAGGACATTATTGAAAGAGCTATCTTAAATATTTCAAATTTCAAGGAATGGTTAGCTGAACGAAAAGAAAAGAGAAAACAGTCTCCGGAAACGAATATGCTTAACAAATACAATCAGTTTCTTACACCACACAGAGAGGAAGACAAAGAATGGTAAAGAAAGTTTTAATTGAAGTCGCTTTGGCATTATGTATCATCTTTGCCATAACCGGTATTCCGACACAGGACAAAATTGTTCATAAAACCGAAACTGCTGCGGAAGACGACGGACTTTGCGATTGCAAGTACGATATGTTCCAGAGCATACGTATTAAGGCAGGACTTTCAAAGTCGGAATTAAAGGATGTATATGCTTCTTATTACTCCGAAAAGACAATCGAATACACTAAGGTAACTCCTGTACTTACACAGTATTGTTATCGATTCATAATTTTGGGTGCATATATTATGTTATTGGCATTCATTTCTGGAGTTACAACAAGTAATTCTCCTACTTACTGGTATTTCTTCTTGCCGTTATATGAAAGTTTAGCATATCTGTTTTCAATCAGGTCAAGATACAAAACCAAGAAAGAAAATCAGGATATAGATAATGAACGTTATATTAACTCGCATCTTGGTGGTGCATTAAATAAAATCGATACATTTTTAAGGAAGTAATCACATGCGTACTACATCTTTCAGAGACAACTATGTCTCTAAGCAAATTGCAACCGTTTTTCTCGGCCTTGCAATCGCTGCTTTTTCCGTAGGCACTATTCTTATTGCTAATGACATTGCAAACGAAGATAATCGTGCACTTGTCAAAGAACAGCGTCTGAAAGCAATGGCTATAAGTATCGAAGAATATAAAAATCGTAACTCGGTTCCTGCAAGCACGACTACGATAATTAATGGTAACAACAACACCATTACAAATTATTCGGTAGTTCCTCAGGTGTTTAGATAAAAACTATTGACAACCGGTGAAAATATTGCTATATTTACATCGTTAATTGAATAATTAATAAGGAAACTAAATGAATACATATATTAAGATTACGGTTTCAACAGTTGCCTTGCTTGGTATTTCTGCTGCCGTTTATTTCGGTGGTCAAGCATACAGTAAGAGCAAAGAAGTTAAGTCGGTTAAATCTCTTGAATCCGTCAACGTTTATATGCCTAATCCGGTATCGGTAAATTATAAGGACCTTACTGTTAAGGTTCCTGATATGCCGACAGATGGCGTCAGTCTTCAGCTCACTGAAAATGCTCATTAAAAAAGGGTTGACAAACCAAACAAACTTTACTATATTTAACAACGTTAAAATAAACAACAGTAACACCAAACAAAAGGAAAAAAACCATGAAGTTCAATATCTTCAAAATCTTCGCTCACAAGGCTCAGTCTGGCATCGAATCCCTTATCTCCACCAAGGATAAGATTGAAGAAATCCGTCGTCAATACAACAAGAACGCTGCAAACTACATCAAGTCTGCAGAAGACATGTTGGTGAATGCTAAGACCTTGAAGAAGCGCTTTGACGAACTTGACGTTCAGACCGCTACGGCCCGCCGTGAATGGGAACGTCTCGTTGACGGTGACAAGACCGATGAAGCCAAGATTAAGTTCATCACTT